GCCGCATTAAACAGAGTGTATGCAGGTAGATTATTCATAAGCGCGTCTTGGTACACCTCTTTTAAAAGCCGTTCATCTTTTTTAATAATGGCCGTTTTAAACAGGCTCATCGTCTTATAGCGAGACATCCCTTTAGAGCTCGGCATAGCTACATCAGTTATGTGGAACTCCTTTCCGGGAGTAAACAAACTTCTTGAACTGAACGGTAGTGGCGATTTCATAATCGTTTTTGCTATACCATAAGTAAAGTCCCATCCTTTCTTACCGTATATATCATCATTTTTAAATTGCGACAAGGAATGCCCCGTGGCTATTTGCGATGTTAATTGGAGTAAGGGATTAGCCTTTCCCCCTATCTTCTTTATAGACGCACTTACAGGGCTAAAGCCAGCGTCGTCAAACAACATTTCGGGTAGTTCACGAAACTGTTTCCCCCATCTGATATATCTTTCAGTACCGTCCTCATACCTCCCAACAAATAAATGCGTCTTGTGACCGAGTGCATTCCCGAACATAGATTTACTGAGGATATCGTCCTCTACATCTTTATAATACTCAGGGTTTTCTTCCTGATCTACGGCTCGGAAAACCGCATTCAGTAAGTTTATTCCGACACCATAGTACAGCCCCGCTTTAAGCCAAAAGATAGAACCTAATTTCATTCGCATTGCTCTCGTCTCTTTATGCACAGCGCCGAATCCCGTAAACGCCAGTGCTTGTCTTATAGTAGAGACCGTCCAATCTGCCGACAACAAGCCCCATGTCATCATCTGTACTGTTTTCGGGTTCACCATTAACGTTTCCCAATTCTGCCCACCGAATGTGTCATTAATAAACTGCCCAATCTCCTCTTTTTTTTTTACCCTATTTTTCTCTGTCTTAATCTTAGAAGATAGAGACTCATAAGCGTACAGTTTAAGCGTGTCATGCAGGTAATCCCACAACGCTACGTCCCATTTCTTATTAAATGTCTGAACAAACTTCGCTGCTTTGTTTACAACAAAAACATTCCTAGTCTTAGCGGCAAAATCGTCAAGGTACCCTTGTATTTTTTGAACTGGTATGTCATTAGTCGCGCCCAATTGCACACCATTCCTAATGGCTTCCCTTGCAAGATCGGTGTTCTTATATACATCCAGTTCCCCGTGGGCTACTGCTTTGTAAATCTTAATAGGGTTCAAGTAGATACTAAGTACCTTCAGCGGATTCATAACCACCATTCCTGCCTCACCGAGTGCCACATGGTGGAACAGTGATACACTTAAACAAGTTTTCTTTAAGAGACCCGATATTGCTTCGTAGGCGGCTATTGCTGGGCGATCGAACCTACTATCAAAAATGACCCCCAGGGGCCCGGCCAAATCTGGATGGACTTTAACCGGAAGTTTTGACAGCGTATTCAACTGTTCTTCTACAAGGTTCTTGGACTTCGTTTCAAAATCAAAGTCAATCAGTTTTGATATCTTGCCGTCTTGTTTCATTTTCGACAGCATGTCCGCCATAGCAGTTGGGGCGACCCTACGCATAGTCTTAGGGTCAGTAAATAGAAAGGCAAAGGCCTCTGCTATCTGCTCCTCTGTAGACCCAGTATACTCTGGATCAAAATCTGACTTTTCTATCCGATTTTTATTTAGAGCGTACAGCTCTGTCTTATGCCGTTGTAGGAAAGACTCACCAAGACCAAGAGCCAAGTCAATATGGTGCCCGATCTCATGCGCTATCGTCCTACTTGGCATAAACCGTTTAAAGCGCATTTCTGGCGGGTCACCTGTCTTGTATAAACCAGCTGCGTCCCCCCGTCCGATTCTATGTCCTATTGCCACACCCATCTCTGCAAGAATATTCTGTAGCTCCGGTGTGACTTTTTCCCCCATTTTAGACTCGCCCGGTATAAATACTGTTTTCGTCAGGGCAGGATGGTTCATAAGCACCCAATCCTGCGGCGCTGTATCCATACGCTCAATCAGTGAAACACCATCTTTTTTTAAGTTATAGAGGTCTTCTACAAATTTTGCGTTTTCAATAGCCCTGTTTGCCACTGAGTCATGTATCTTTATGATCTCCCCGATATCCAGGACTTTCGGTTTCAGTCCCAGCTCGTCAACGCCCGCAGCTATGGTATCAATGAACCGTCGTTTTTTAAACCGACTCTTAGTTATAAACCAGTTTGTTACCTCCCGTCTTCGTTTCTTAGGGATATCCCATATATGAGTGACGTAATTTTCTGTCTCCTGTGCGGACATTCCGGACGCAAGCTCTTGTGTCTTCTCCCAGCTATTCTTAAAATGCTGTCTTACCTGTGCCGCAATTTGCGTTAAGACTTTTTTGTCCCGTTTGAGTACTTTCTCCAAGTCAGGCCGATTAAGCCCTTTCGGTACATTAGTTCCCTCAATTATAAAGGGGATTATCTCCCTTTGCTCTTTGGTCGTAACCTTCCCCAGATCATTAACAAATAGGTTTGTTTCATAAGAAGAGAGATTTAAACTATGCCGACGGTCTCTGATCATACTATGCACTGCATCTTTGGCTTCTTTTGCGGAGTCTATGTTGAGTTGTTTTTCTTTTATAACTTTCTTCTTATGCCGGGCTTTCTTTTGCGCCTCGGTCATTATCGTTTTTCTTTTAACTGGTACAGCACTGGGGGCCATCTTATCAGCGTACGTACGGGGCTTTTTTAGCCCCCCACCCTGCATTTTTTGTATTTCGTCCCAAGACCTACCGAAAGCACCTTCCGGCAATGGCTCGTCGTTTATTTTTACACTTGACTTATCGCCATTTAATTCACTTTTAGCTTGATCAAGAGTTATTTCTCCTCTATTAAGCCTATCTACCGTTCCGTCAAAACCTTTCTTTTTCAATTCAGAAATCACTTTTTCTGTAGCCGCCGAGGGTCCGACTAATTTTATTTGTGTTGGATTGAAGGCAATGTAAATATCCGATACTATTTCTTTATCAACATAATCAAGTGTATTTTTTAGAATAATACCATCATAGTTTCTGCCTAATTCGTTATTTAATTCTTTGATATTGTTTACAACTTCCTGACTATCTTGTAAAAATCTACCGTTCATATCATGTATGTATGGATTTTTTAGAGATAAATATGCTTTTTTTACTATTTCTCTGCCAAAACCTTTTATAAATATAAAATCTTTTGCAACGTCTTTCTTGTTTGTGAACCAGATACCCCCATCTAAACCTTCTTTAAATGTATCAAATACCGCATTTGTACCATGATAAACAACAAGGGGCGCGCCATCATCATCAACAACCTTACTATTCCCAAACCATTTAACAAAATTAGGACTATCGGTTACCCTCTTTGTAGCAATCTTACCAAACCGTAAAGCTTCTTCTGATGATTTAAATTCAGGTACACTTGTATCAGGTTTCGATATTTCTGTAGCCGTACCTTCCTCCCTTCCCTCACGCTCAGGGGCAGCCTTCGTACCTGTTAGCTCATCGTATGTTTGTAACTTTCCATCGACAATAAATTTAAGGTCTTGAAGTTTCGTTGTGGCTTTCATCTTGACTTCATCAACCGACTGTCCTTTACTTTCAACTGCGGACTCCGGGAATACGATAGCCACAGGCTTCTGTTCATTGGAACCATAAGCAGATATTACAGAGTCATCGTAAACCCGCTGTGCCGATATACCTGGCTGCCCTTCAAAATCTTTCCCTACCGTCAGTTCCCCTTTTTTCAAGACGTCATCCAGTTCCGCAACAGTCGTGAATCTCACAGGGGCGTTTTGTTTGATACCACCATCTTTAAGACTTGTTTTAATCGTGTCTTTAACCTGTTCTCTGAGTTTTGTGTTTTCCTTAATTGTCATAGACACAACCGAGGGTGCCTTAATCAACTCTTCAATCTGCGGCGCTAAGTGCGCCATATCTGGTTGTTTAACTATCCCGCGGGCCTGTTCAGGTGTAATTCGCCCCTCTTCCACAGCTTTAACTATCTTATCAACAGTCGCTTTATCTTTCGAGTATTCAGGATACTCTTTTAATACTTCTGGTGGTATTGTTTTACCCTCGCTAATAGCTTGTTCAATAATAATCCTACGATTTCCGTCCAGTACGCCGTATTTATCATAATACTCAATTAGCTCTGTTCCTTTTTTACCATCGGGCTTCCCTTTCTCTACCCACCTTCTATGCATCCATGCTGTTGTTTCATCGCCCCCCGTATCTTTAAATACAAGTTTAAAATCAGGTTTTGATAATTTATATAACTCGGTACCACCATCGTCAAGTTTTTTTAGTATCGAACGTTTTTTTATTTCATCAGGTTTTTCCGTCATAGGTCTTTCTCCCTCTGGTATTTCAGCCACTATCGCATCTTTTGGTGGCGTTGGCAAGACCTTAATCAGCTCTTCAACCTGTGGTGCTAAATGTTCCATCCGGGGCCGTTTAATTAAATTACGAGCCTCTTCCGGCGTAATCTTCCCCGCTTTCAGAGACTCCCCTATCTTACCTATAACCGCCGCATCCATAGGTGCAGGTGCTGGTGGCTCAACAGGTGGCTCTATGGGCGCGGCAGGCGGTGCCTCACCTGTGGCTTTCCGGTATGCAGCACCACCGGCGCTCATAAATCCTGCTAACAACAATACTTGCGGGAGAACTTTTTTAGCGGATTTTAGAATGTCCTTACCGCTCGTCCATTCTAACGGCACTTCGTCTGTCATACCGGCCTTTGCTTCTACTCGCTGTTGCCCTATTAATGTTGGGGTCTCTGTCGCTACCTCTGTGGCGGCTAAACCCGCCGCACGTAAACCGCCCTTAACCAATTTCCCAGTAAGTTTTTTAGGCAGCCACTTAGCGCCCGGCAAATTCTTGGCCGTGAGTAAAGCTAACTCCAGTATATTACCAAGTCCTTCCGGACCGGCTTCCCATGCGCCATGCTCGGTTGCAAGGGCGCTCATATCTTTTTTAAACTTCTCTTCTTCTGCTTTAGATATCGGCCCCAATCCTTTGTCTATACTTTCCTGATTTACTTTTTCAAGCCATTCATTCATTACTTGGTAAGTGTCCATACGATGCGCTGCTGCCGCACCCCCGGCCATCCCCGCGGCTATTCTGGCACCTGGTATTGGCACAGGCGACGCCAACGCTCCGGCACCAAGTGTGCCGGCCATGGAAACACCAGAAAAACCTAAGTTCGGGCCAAGCTCGGCAACGTCTCTCTTAGAAATAAGACCTGGAATAAAATCTCCGGCATCCATGTACTGCTCTGCTAATTTACGATTACGGTCATCAACCCAATTTACAAATCTGTCTGCGATGCCCCTGTCTACAACCGATGCCCCCGCTTGACCCTGAACTGCTGAAATTGTTTTCGCAGCAAGGTTCTCCGGTATTCTTGAAAGTGTTTTTGCAAAGGCCCCTACCGTCACACCAGCATCTTTTAAGGCGCCCGCGAATGTACGACCCTCCTCAGGTTCAGGTTCCACCGTGGGAAGATCCTCAAATACAAACCTGCCGGATGTGACCGCTGGCTCCGGTTCTGCTGGTACGACGTCTACCGGCTCCTCGTCTTCAAACACATACCTGCCGGACGTGACCACGGGCTCTTGCTCCGGTGGGGGCTCGTCTTCAAACACATACCTGTCGGTCGGCTCCTCGTCTTCAAATACGTATGCCATTATTTAACCTCGTTCCAATTTTTTCCATCTGATTTAAAGCGTTTTCCAGATTCAATATCTCTTATAATTTTGCCCTCATGCTCCCCCGGAGGAGGCCTATCGTCCTCTTTAGTTTTAAACTTAAAGCCATATTCGTCCATAAGTTGCTGGGAGTATTCTTCCAGTAAACCGGTATACTCTTCGCGATCAGTGCCCTGTAAAGTAGTCTGCATCTCTGGGGATAGCATGGCGAAAATCTCTGGGCTAAACCCACCTGTATTACGTACCCTATCAAGCACACCTTGTATTCGGATATATTCTTTCCGGGCGGCGGTCTTATCCTTAGCCATTCGTTTTTTCTCTATCTCTACCCCTTTTGCAGCGACCCCACGGGCCTTCTTGTCGCTGGGGCTCTCAAGGGCACCTGATAGTTTACTGTGGGCTACTTTCCATTCTACAGGGCTCATACCCTCTATCTCGTCCGGATTAGCCATGAAAGAACCCACACTATCACCAAGGGTCTCCCGCCCAAAGTTAAAGATGTCTCTATAGTTTTCTTGCGTTACCTGTGGCATCCATTTCCCAAGATTACCCATAACTGTTTTAGTTCTATCGGCGAGCGCGTCTAGCATAGCTGACTTATGCCTCTCTTTGGCCATTTTATTTTTGCTGGATTGCTGCGCCCGTTGCTCTTCGGCGGCGGTTCTTTTCTCCTCACCACGGGCTTTCATCTCTTGTGTAGCGGCTTTAGTTTTCATTACATTAGCTTCCGCCTGAGCCTGTGCCGTCTTCACCGATGCCTTCTTGGCCTTCTTGGCCGCCCGTTTATCATGGAACGTAGTGGCCCCAGACTTCCCGGACCCCCCGGATACCTTGAGTCCCTTTGGTTCTAATTTAGCATACCCAAGTCGGGCTTGTAGCATCTGGGCCATGATATTCGCATGTTTTGGGTCTCGTATGTACGCTTGTGGTATTGCCATTTTTAGTAACCTCTCAATTTAAGTAAAACCCCACATTCCTTCTCTTCGATCTCTTGTACTTTCTCCTAATTTCCACGCATTATAAGCTACATCTCTCTGGGTCTTGCCCGCACTCTGCGCCGCCATTATATTAGCGGCATTCATAGTTCCACCAGCCAATGACTCACCGCCATATTGTGCAGCCCCCGCCATCCCCTGTGTAGCTCGAAACCGTGCGTCATCTGCCTGACCCGCCCCTGATAAAGTAAACTCACCCATACCCCTTGCGGCCTCCATGCCCTGTCCCGACATCCGCTCAAGGGGGCTCATGGACTCATAATACCTACGGAGAAAATTATCATAATCCTTTGTAGCAAAATCTTGCCCATATCGCATCCCGGCTTTCATTGCCGCGCCGCTTAGCGCACCACCTCTTGCGGCAGCCCCCCTTTCAATAGCCTTCTGTCCCTCGGCAAGTCTAAACTGATACCCGGGGCTTTCTTCAAATTCTCCTGGACCAGCGGCAATTTTTGTCTGAAGTTGACCAAGTGCATCCACACCTGCTTTACGCCATGGCGCCAAGTCACCTCTGGCGGAAGCTGTGGCAGTAGCCGTAGTGTCGCCTATGCCACCAAGCAGCTTCTTGTACATGCCTTCCATCCGACCGGCAGCGGCAACCTGCTGGCCCCCAGCGACTGTCGCCTGCTCCGCTTGTCTCTCGGCTGCTCTTTGTTCAGATCTACTTAGTCTTCTTTCCTTTCTTTCCACATCTCTACGCTGCATTCTCTTATCTAACGCCTGTTGTCTTTGCATATTCTCTATGTAGCCCATTATGTCACCTCATATCCTGAAATTCTGCAACCCACTTTCGCTGTTACGGATGCCAACATAGAGATGAACCCACCTGCTTCAAGTGAATGATTCTCTATGGCATAGCACGTCCAGGTCTCTCCCGCAGCTAATGTTTTTGTTTTGGCCAACCGGTTTGCATACGTTGCGGATCCACCGGACGAAATGAGATTAATCGTAACCGTCAGCGAACTCGTATCGTCATTTACAAAGGTCGCTTTCTTAATAACGGCCCGGGTCCCGGCCCCGACAGTATAATACGTAACCGCCGCATCCGTTAAGTTTGTACCATCTACCATTGCTTTCGGAGTTATCATATATCATTCTCCTTTAAAATGCACACGCTTTTATATTTGCATAAGCGCCTATTAAAATAATTTTCACCGGTTCTTCTATGGTGAGTTCGTATACTCTGTTACGACTCTTCCCTAATCGCCGCCAGATTGCCCGCGTACCATACTGCTGATACTCACCGATATCTACAGAACGCCCACTCGACCAGGTGCTACCCCCGTCGTCCGACCACTTAAGAATAGCTTGCGGATCCTGCCCATCCTCGCCCTCTGCTACATCAAGTCCGACTCCGGGCTCAAACTCAACTTCAACCCGGTTGTGTATTACGTTAACTTTTTCTTTATTAACTATCTGTGTCCTTCGGGTACGAGTGATAGGGAG